TTCGTCGCCCTCTGGGGCCAATGTGTTAACAGTTTCATCGCTGACAGCCGCGGAATCCTCGCCCGGTACATCATTGGCCGGGGCGGTCGTTTCCGTCGCTGTAAACACGTCCTTGAATCGTTTAGCCATTGCCACCGGGATCGTGTACTCCTGTCCCTCGTTATATGTTTCTTCCGCCGCCGCAAGATAGACGGTTCGAGTACAGATGACGACGGCCGTATTCTTCGCCGTCATTTGTTCACCTTGGTCTTGGCCTTCTTGTTCGACGTGGCCGTCTCCATCTTTTTGAAATATTCAGGATACTTCTTGATCAGCGCATCGGGGACGTCGTACGTCTTGCCCTTTTCAAAGACCTCGCCGGTTGCCCCGAATGTCACATTTGCCAAACTTTTCGCCTTCGCCATAATGCCTCCTTCGATAAGGGCGCGGGGCCGAAACCCCGCGCCCACTATCACCGCCTAGTTAAGCGGCCCTTGGAATCTTAAACGCTGCCGACTGACCGACCTGTCCATCACCCCGCCTCGTGGCGAAGAAACCGACTTGATCGTTACCCATGTAAAGATCGTCGTTACGCCTGATCGTGAAGCCAACGCGGTCGAAGATATAGTACTGTTTGAAGTAGCCGAATATGGCGATCTTCTCAGTACTTGTGATCGTCGCGCCCAACCCGCTGGCGACGTCGGTGTCTACGACTGGCCTGCCCAGAATGAACGCGGACGGTGCGGCGGTAATGTTTGCAATACCTGTCACGCCGTTACCCGTCACTTGTATCTGGTTTATCAGACTGTTAATTGCAGACTTCATAACCCATGTGGCATTCGCCCGGAACTGGGCTTCCAACTTGTAGAACGTACCGATGAGGTCGGCCACGACGACGCTAGTCGATCCAGCCATCGTGTAGAACTCGACGTCCCCATCAGACATGATCCCGCCATATTGCGTGGTATCGTTTCCGCTGATGATGCCAACGTCCTCAAACCGTCCTGCTGACTCTTGGAATATCTGGGATAGCAACGCCGGCAAATTCACCGCGCTGTCGTCCAGAAGTTCGCGAGTTACCTTGACAAGTCCGCCCGACTTTTCGATCGAGAAAGGCACCTGTCCGACGGTGGGTGTCTGGTCACTGAATGCGGCTTCTTCAGCGATCGCCGCCCATGTAGCAGATCCCATTGTCGGAACATAGCCGTCCTTACTCGATACCCGAACGACCGTGCAAAGGGGTCGTAACTGAGAGCCGGGAACGCCCGGATCATGTATTACCTGATTGATGAATTCTTCGGGAACGAAGTATCCACCTTCGGTATCTGTCAATCTGTTAACCCTAGAAATCTAGGTGGCTAATCATTTCTGTTAGCCTCTCATGGTTTCCCACAAGTTCGGACTATATCATCAACCCCGCGGGGCTGTCGGATGCTAGTGGCGTATTATGCGTTGAGATTGCAACGCTCCGCCTAGTCTCTGAACCTTCCTTGGACACTTCCAAGGCTTGGCTGCTGATTACCATATCTTTATGACTTAGGCTTCCAGCAATTCTTCCGATTTGCATTACATCGTTACCGATGTATGGGACACAATTTTATCCTCTTGCATAGCCTTAACTTCGTCCAGCGATGCGTTCTTGAAAAACACGTTCTCAGATGGGCTTTTTAGCCACTTGACGAATGTGTCCTTCTGGAACCGGGCTTGCTCCTTCTGGTTCTCGCCCATTTGTTCCTGTACCCAGATCGGCTGAGACGATGCCGGCAAACCCTTGACCCACGACGCGGGCCGATAGTCGGCTTTCGTCCGGGCCGTGGTGTCGTCAGCGTTATAAACTGCGACATCGTTCGACGTTACGGGCACATTGTTGGTCGGACGACTGAAGTCGCCCTGCAACGCCTTGAGACGACCATCGGCCGCTTCAATGCTTTCGGCCTTTTCCATCTTGCCCTGTGCGTCCCCTATGATCTTCTCAAACTCTTCGACTTTACCGTCGGCCAGTGCGGCTTCCGCTTGTTGCAAAAGCGCCCCGGCTTCTTCTTTCATCTGCGACGTGTCCAAAATAAACCTCCCGGTTATTACTGTTTTATTTTCATCCTAAGTTTCAACAATGCCAGTCGTGCCGATCTGAGAACCGTTGCGTGGGCCGTGTCAAAGGCGACCTCGTCGGTCGTGTCTGAGGCGGTCAAGTTCTCGCGTAGTTCCGGGGCGGTCATCCCGGCGTCATCCATATGAGCCGCGACGTGTTTCCATATTCCGCGCCGGTCTTCGGTCGGTACGTCAGCGCCACCGCGTGCGCCGTTAAGCGCCGCGATTGCGGCCTGACATCCCCTGATATTCGCCGCCCCGATGTCGCCTGTTTCGCTGACGTCGTGGTGCGGGAATTTATAGGCTTGCTTGGTATCCTCGTTCTTTTCCGGGTCAACGTACGCATACATTTCTTTGAATTCTGATGCTGGTATGTCGTTCGGTATCCGGCTCGACATTTCCCCGCTGTCCCACGGGCCGGTCGTGGTGTCGGTCTTGTGCGGCGGGATCGCGTCCTTTTCGTCAACCATGTTTTCAGATTTCGATGAGATCGTCTGGGTGTCAGGTGACGCGCCCCGGACGACCGTGCTGGTTTCTACCCAGTCAACATCCTCGATTATCCTGACGGGATGCCCGTCGACGTTCTCGACCTTGGCCCCGTCTGGTGGCATATTGAACCCGACCGACCATTCGCGGACATAGTCCCCGCTGACGTTACTGAACGCCTCGCGGCCGGATTGTGTCTGCATATTCATTTGGATGGTGGCGTGCAACCGATGCGGCCCGTCCGGGTTCGCACCGTCGACCGGGATGGTCGCGGCCCCGACAACCTTGCCGACGATGTCGTTCTGGTTGTGGCCCGACAATACAGGGATCGGAAGATTCCCCAGCGATCCATCGAACGCGCCGGGCTTTATGATGTCGCCGTCCTTGTCGATCACGCCCATCGTATTCACCCACGCCTCGACGATTCCCCTCGACTCATCGAGGACTTTTGTCGATCCGATATCGCTGATTTTATGTTCCAAAGTCCCGCCCCCTATAACCTTATTTTCAACAGCACGCCGATCTTGTTATCTGATAAATATTGACCAATGGCCGCGGGATATCCCAGCGACTCCGGCTCGACGTCGACCCTTCCGAAATCATGTATTACATCGTCCTCGTCAGATACCTCATAATCGTATAGCGTCCCGATTCTGCGAATCTTATCGAACACGGCCGCGACGTCCTTGTCGTCTGTTTCGTAATACCAGCCGTCGTCGAAAGTCCAGACCAGCACGCCGCCATCACCCCAGTCGTCGATACCGTCCCCGGTTTCTTTCCAGATGTCGAAAACAACCTGATCGTTGTTTGTTGTTAACATTTCGCCCCCTAACGCCCCGCCGCCCGTTCTGTCATTGATGTCGTGAATCCATCGGTGATCACGTCCCGCGTTACGTCCTTGGCCGGCGTCTTCTTTATAAAATACTTGGTCATAACCTTATATAGCATTGGGTCGGCTTTCATTAAATTTTTAGGTTCGAGGATAGCCGCCCGAAATCCTTCGGCCATGTATTCCGCCGGGTTTGATTCCGCATATCTGGAGATCGTTACCGATATCCTCTTTTTGCTTTCCCTTATTTTCAACGGTAAATTATTCAGGTCGTCGTTGACCCGTTTCCATGCCGCCCCGACTTCTTCATAAAACGCGACCGCCTCATCGATCCCAAGCACCTCTGCGGCGACCGTCTTGTTCACCGCGACAATGTGTCGGGTTTCAGCATTCTCAAACCTGAACGCTATGTCGTCCGGGTCGGGAGTGTAGACGAAACGACCCTCTCGCCGGGCCAGCCCTATGTTCAAATTGTCGCGAGTCATTCCCCCTTTGATCGTTAGCTGATGACCTATTTCGTGATGCGTTGCTATCATTCCCGAATCTTCCCTGATGAATATCTCATCGCCAAGAAATGGCTGATTCTTGTAAGGCGATTTATACGGGCGGCTATACACCCCTAAGATGTTATTCTCCCCCGTTTTCGGGTCTTTGAATACCTTCGATCTTTTCGTTGAAACCTTGATTCCGGTAGCCGGGTCGTCGAGGATTTCCATCAATTTCTTTTGCATCTTCGTTGACTTCAAACTGTTAATCGTCTGGAATATTGCCCGGCCGACTTCGGCCGCGGCGTGTCCTGATACCCCCTTTTTGAGATTCATTCGCGGTATATATGTTGACGCCTTGGCCGGGACTGGGACTTCGGTCGTTTCCTCGACCGCCGGCGGCGTTCGCACGCCTTCGGGATTGTAGTCGGACGGGAGCGGCATCCATGTCAGCGTCCCGTTCGGATGATCCATTACGTCTTCCGCTTCGTTCGTTCGATATATCTGGCCGTTCCTCTGGGAACACGTCCGGCCATCCGCCGGGTCGACGTAGTTATCAGTCCCCCCGTCGAGGTCGGACGCTTGGACGTATCGAAATCCCTGTTTCTCATATAGTCG